ATGATGGATTTCAACTCCTCAGCCAGCGTCTCCGGCCAGGTCACGACGCTGATCGACATCGGCATGCAGCGCCTGCGCGCGCAGCAGTCCGCGCGCGACTATCTCGGCGCGTCGCGTCTGGGCGCGGCCTGCGAGCGTGCTCTGCAGTTCGAGTACGCCAAAGCGCCGGTCGATCACGGGCGCGACACCCAAGGCCGGATGCTGCGTATCTTCGAGCGTGGCCACGTCATGGAGGACTGCATGGTGGCGTGGCTGCGTGACGCGGGGTTCGATCTGCGCACGCAGAAACCCGACGGCGGCCAGTTCGGTTTCTCCGATGCGCACGGTCGCCTGCGCGGTCATGTCGATGGCGTGATCGTCGGCGGGCCGGATGGTTTCCGCTATCCCGCGCTGTGGGAGAACAAGTGCCTCGGCGCGAAGTCGTGGCGCGAGCTGGAAGCCAAAGGCCTCGCAGTCGCCAAACCGGTCTACGCGGCGCAAATCGCGCTCTATCAGGCGCACCTGCAACTGCACGAGCACCCGGCGCTGTTCACCGCGATCAACGCCGACTCGATGGACATCTACGTCGAACTGGTGCCCTTCGATGGCGCGCTGGCGCAGCGGATGACGGATCGGGCTGTGAAGGTCATTTCCGCGACCGAGGCCGGTGAGCTGCTGCCGCGCGCCTTCCATGACCCGACTCACTTCGAGTGCCGGTTCTGCGCATGGCAAGACCGCTGCTGGAGGACGCAATGAACCATACCCAACCAAGAGCACTGGCAGTGGAGCCGATGGTGGGCGCGCGTCACGCCGCCCATCTGTTGAATCTCCCGCTGTACTACTTCACCAAGCCGCGATCTCGCATCTCGAAGCGCATTCCGCACTACCGGATCGGCCAGATGGTTCGCTTCCGGATGTCGGAACTCACGGCGTGGGCGGCCACGCAAGGAGGCGCACATGAGTGACTACCGTATCGCCGACGTGATCGGAGGTGCCGCCGATGCTTGACTTCAACGACACCCAAAAACCAGTCGAGACCCGGCGCATCCTTAATGACAGCGAGCGCGAGGCGCTGCGGACAGGCTTGATCGCCAGTCTGCCCTCGGTGCTGGCCACATTGTTCCCGGCAGGCAAGACGCGCCGGGGTAAGTTCTTGATCGGCGACGTGCTGGGCAGCCCCGGCGACAGCCTCGAGGTGGTGCTCGACGGCGACAAGGCAGGACTGTGGACGGATCGCGCCACGGGCGACGGCGGCGATATTTTTTCGCTGATCGCCGGACATTTAGCGGTATCCATCCACACCGACTTCAATCGTGTGCTGGATGCCGCCGCCGATCTGCTCGGTCGCGCCCGGGAAAAACCTGCGCGCAAGACCAGCAAGAAGGATGCGCCGGTCGATGAACTCGGCCCCGCCACCGCCAAGTGGGACTACCTCGACGAGGCAGGCCATCTCATCGCCGTCGTCTACCGCTACGACCCGCCCGGGCAGAAAAAGCAGTTCCGCCCTTGGGACGCCAAGCGGCGCAAGATGACACCGCCCGACCCGCGTCCGCTCTACAACCAGCCGGGGATGGCCAGTGCCGCGCAGGTGGTGCTGGTCGAAGGCGAGAAATGCGCGCAGGCGCTGATCGATGCAGGCGTCAATGCCACCACCGCGATGCACGGTGCGAACGCGCCGGTCGAGAAAACCAACTGGTCGCCGCTGTCTGGCAAGGCCGTGCTGATCTGGCCTGACCGTGACAAACCGGGCTGGGAGTACGCCACGCTGGCGGCGCAGGCCATCCTGTCTGCGGGTGCGAAGTCCTGCCACATCCTGTACCCGCCCGAGGAAGCTACCGAGGGCTGGGATGCTGCGGACGCTATCGCCGAGGGTTTTGATGTTGCCACTTTTCTCACCCACGGCCCACGCTTGCAGATGCACGACGTGGCCGATGATGCCGAGCCGGTGGTCAGCAGCGACGAATCCGTCTGGGGCACCGAGGATGCGCTGGCGCTGTCCTTCACCCGCCGCTACCACCGCGACTGGCGCTACGTCGCGGCGTGGGGTCGGTGGCTGGTGTGGGACGGGCAACGCTGGCGCACCGAGGACACGCTCGCCGCCACGGACTTGATCCGCAGCGTCTGCCGCCAGACGGCGGTACGGGCAGACAACCCCAAGGTCGCCGCCAAGTTGGCCAGCGCCAGTACGGTCGGCGGCGTGGAACGGCTGGCGCGCGCGGATCGCAGGCACGCGGCCACCACCGATGAATGGGACGCCGATCCGTGGCTGCTCAACACGCCCGGTGGTGTGGTCGATCTCAAGACTGGTCGCAAGCGCGCGAATGATCGCGCCGACCGGATGACCAAGATCACCACAGCCACGCCGGGAGGCGACTGCCCGCAATGGATGGCCTTCCTGTCCGACATCGCGGGTGGTGATGTTGATCTGCAGTCCTACCTGCAGCGGATGGTCGGCTACTGCCTGACCGGCGTCACCAGCGCCCACGCGCTGTTCTTCCTGTACGGCACCGGGGCCAACGGCAAGAGCGTGTTCGCCAACGTCATCAGCACCATCCTCGGCGACTACGCCGCCACGGCGTCGATGGACACCTTTGTTGAAACCCGTGGCGACCGCCATCCGACCGATCTGGCAGGTCTGCGCGGCGCGCGCTTCGTGACGGCCATCGAAACCGAGCAGGGTCGTCGCCTGAACGAGTCCAAGGTCAAGGCCATCACCGGCGGCGACAAGATCTCCGCACGCTTCATGCGCCAGGACTTCTTCGAGTACACGCCGCAGTTCAAGCCGGTGATCGTCGGCAACCACAAGCCCGCCATCCGCAACATTGATGAGGCGATGAAGCGGCGCATGCACATGATCCCCTTCACGGTGACGATCCCGCCCGAACGGCGTGATGGTCGCCTGACCGAGAAGCTACTGGCCGAGCGCGACGGGATTCTGGCGTGGGCCGTGGCCGGATGCCTTGCGTGGCAGCGCGAAGGCTTGAAACCGCCCGCCTGCGTGGTGTCGGCCACCGAGGAATATTTCGAGTCGGAGGACGCGCTGGGTCGCTGGCTCGATGAACGCTGCGTGCGCGCGCCGAACGCCAAGTCACTGACTGCCGAGCTGTTCACCGACTGGAAGCACTGGGCGGATTCGGCGGGCGAGTTCATCGGCTCGCAGCGCCGCTTTTCCGATCTGCTGATCACACGCGGGATCGAGAAGTGGCGCAACGGCGTGGGCGTGCGCGGGTTTCGGGGCATCGACCTCAAGTACCCGCCAACGCCTTCTTACACCCCCTACGCGGACAACTGACCCCATGAAATTCACGCCGTCTGACACATCGGACGCATTTGAACGTAAGTCTCTATACGCGCGTACGCGCGCGCCTCACGGAGAGTTACGTCAAGCTGTGCCCGATGCGTCAGACCGGCCCAACAGGACTGACACCATGACCACCACCATCCTCGCCCTCGACTTGGGCACCACCACCGGCTGGGCGCTGCGCGGCAGCGACGGCCACATCACCAGCGGCTCTGAGAGCTTCCGACCGCAGCGATTTGAAGGCGGCGGCATGCGCTTTCTTCGCTTCAAACGCTGGCTCACCGAGATCAAGCAGTCCTGCGACGGCATCGACGCACTGCACTTCGAAGAAGTCCGCCGCCACGTCTCGACCGATGCGGCCCACGCCTACGGCGGATTCCTCGCCACGCTCACCGCGTGGTGCGAGCATCACCAGATCCCGTATCAGGGCGTGCCCGTGGGCACGATCAAGAAGCACGCCACCGGCAAGGGCAACGCGGGCAAAGGGGATGTGATCGCATCCGTCACCGCACGTGGCCACGCCCCGGTCGATGACAACGAAGCCGATGCGCTGGCGCTCTTGCACTGGGCTATCGAGCAGCACGCACTGGAACGGGAGGTGTGAGATGAAGATTCCGACCCCTCAATACCGCTGCCCGCTCGGACGGCTCCAGCCTGATGTCCAGGATGTGGACGCCATCAAGCAACGCGGCTGGCGCGACCAGCACATCCTGGTTGTGTCGCCCGACGATGAACGTCTCGACTGGATGGAACGCGAACTGGTACGCCAGATCGGCGAGCGCCTCTACGGCACGGGAGGACGGCATCATGGCTAACCGTCGAACTCCGTGGACGATTGACGACGTGGCAGCACGCTTTGAGGAAGCCGCCAGTACCGGACGCCGTCTGCCACCCGTGCGCGTGCAGGGCTACTTCAACTGCTGGCCTGCCATCGTGCGCCGGGAGTGGGAGACGTTCTCTGCCGCTGAGAAGGTCTACCGTCCATTCCCGCCAGCACCTGACGCCATCGACCGGATGCTGGAGACGATGCAGTGGGTGCAGTGGCTGGAGGTCGAGCAGCGCCATCTGGTGTGGATGCGCGCCAAACGCTACGGCTGGCGCGACATCACGATCCGCTTTGCCTGCGACCGCACGACAGCGTGGCGACGCTGGCAGAAGGCATTGCAGACGGTGGCTGACCAGCTCAACGGCTACGTTGTCGCGGGATAGTCTTTGAGCGCGAATGGTCGCGGATAAGCTGCCATGCGCTGCCATCAGCTATCACCAGCGGCTTTTTCCCCTGCAACAAATCACCTCGGTCGAGGGTAGTATTTCAGCTATCTTCTGGACAGCGGTGACGGCAAGCGAGGTGGCCAGAAAAAGATGGGCCCTTCCTGCGGAATAACCCATGCGGGGGGCGCGAGCGCGACGCTTTTTTAGCGTCAGAGCGCGGGCAAGGTTACCAGTCGGCAGGTTACCGGCCCCGGTTACCACCCCAGCGCACGGTTACCACCCCACCAGAATCTTCATTCACCCAACCCGCCCGGCGGCAACACTCGGCGGGTTTTGCTTTTGGGACTTCCACTTTGAACACGCTCAACGTCGAGTACCGCAAGGTCGAGGCGCTGATTCCCTACGCCCGCAATCCACGCACGCACGCCGACAGCCAGATCGCCAAGATCGCGGCCAGCATCGTCGAGTACGGCTGGACGAACCCGATCCTGGTCGATGGCGACAACGGCATCATCGCCGGACACGGGCGTCTAGCCGCTGCCCGCAAGCTGGGGTTGGATCAGGTGCCGGTGATCGAACTGGCCCACCTGAGCGTCGCGCAGAAGCGCGCGCTGGTGATCGCCGACAACCGGCTGGCGCTCGATGCCGGTTGGGACGAGGAGATGCTGGCGCTGGAGCTGGCTGACCTGTCCGAGGCCGGGTACGACCTTGCGCTGACCGGCTTCGAGGATGCCGAAATCGAGGCGCTGCTCGCCGGTGATGTGCTGGATGCCGATCCTGATGCCGAGGCGGAACCAGACGCTGCCGAACCGGATGCTGCGGACGACGTGCCGGACGCGCCCGTCGTGGCGGTGTCCCGCCCTGGTGATGTCTGGGCCATCGGCCAGCACCGGCTGATCTGTGGCGATGCCACCGACCGGGCCGTGGTCGCTGCGCTGATGGGCGACGACACCGCGCGGCTGTGCTTCACCTCGCCACCCTACGGCAACCAGCGCGACTACACCTCGGGCGGCATCACCGATTGGGATGGCTTGATGCGCGGCGTGTTCGCGCACCTGCCGATGGCGGGCGACGGCCAGGTGTTGGTCAACCTTGGCCTCATCCACCGCGACAACGAGGTGATCCCGTATTGGGATGCGTGGCTGGGGTGGATGCGAAGCCAAGGCTGGCGGCGCTTTGCGTGGTATGTCTGGGATCAGGGGCCGGGGATGCCCGGCGACTGGCAGGGCCGACTGGCTCCGAGCTTCGAGTTCGTTTTCCACTTCAACCGCGAGAGCCGCAAGCCCAACAAGATCGTGCCCTGCAAGCACGCCGGGCAGGAATCGCACCTGCGCGCCGATGGCTCGTCCACGGCGATGCGCGGCAAGGACGGCGAAGTCGGCGGCTGGACGCACAAGGGTCAGCCCACGCAAGACACCCGCATTCCCGACAGCGTGATCCGCGTGATGCGCCACAAGGGCAAGATCGGGCAGGACATCGACCACCCCGCTGTGTTCCCGGTGGCGCTGCCCGAGTTCGTGATCGAGGCCTACACCGACGTGGGCGACATCGTGTTCGAGCCTTTCGGCGGCAGCGGCACGACGATGCTGGCCGCCGAACGCGCGGGCCGCATCTGCCGCATCGTGGAGATCGCGCCGGAGTATGTGGACGTAGCCATCAAGCGCTTTCAGCAGAACCATCCCGGCGTGCCGGTCACCCTGATCGCCACCGGCCAGTCCTTCGAGCAGGTCGCCGCAGAGCGCGCCAGCACCGTTGATGCCGAGGTGGCTGCATGAACTGGTTGGCCGACAAGATCGAGCAGTGGCCGACCGCCAAGCTGCTGCCCTATGCCCGCAACGCGCGCACCCACTCCGAGGAGCAGGTGGCGCAAATCGCTGCCAGCATCGCCGAGTTCGGCTTCACCAATCCGATCCTCGCAGGCAGCGACGGCATCATCGTCGCGGGCCACGGTCGGCTCGCCGCTGCCCAGAAACTCGGGCTGGCCATCGTCCCGGTGGTCGTGCTCGATCACCTGACGCCGACCCAGCGCCGCGCACTGGTCATCGCGGACAACCGCATCGCCGAGAACGCGGGCTGGGACGACGCGATGTTGCGGATCGAGTTGGAAGCCTTGCAGCTCGAAGGTTTCGATCTGGACATCACCGGCTTCGACGCCGATGCGCTGGCCGAGCTGATCGCGGGCGATGAGCCGGACTTTGATGGCCAGACCGACGAGGATGCGGTGCCGGAGCTTGGCGAGACGCCAATCTCCCGCCCGGGCGACGTCTGGATCATGGGCCAGCACCGCCTGTTGTGTGGCGACGCCACCGTCGCCGAGGATTATGACCGGCTGATGCAGGGCGACGTAGCGGACATGGTCTTCACCGACCCACCGTACAACGTGAACTACGCCAACAGCGCCAAGGACAAGATGCGCGGCAAGGATCGCGCTATCCTCAACGACAACTTGGGCGAAGGCTTCTACGACTTCCTGCTGGCAGCACTGACACCCACCGTGACGCATTGCAGCGGCGGCATCTACGTGGCGATGTCCTCCAGCGAACTCGACGTGCTGCAGGCCGCGTTCCGCGCCGCCGGTGGCAAGTGGTCGACCTTCATCATCTGGGCGAAGAACACCTTCACGCTGGGCCGCGCCGACTACCAGCGCCAGTACGAGCCGATCCTGTACGGATGGCGCGAGGGCGCGACGCGCCACTGGTGCGGCGACCGCGATCAGGGCGATGTGTGGGCGATCAAGAAGCCGCAGAAGAACGATCTGCACCCGACGATGAAGCCGGTGGAACTGGTCGAGCGGGCGATCCGCAATTCGAGCCGCCCCGGCAACGTGGTGCTCGATCCCTTCGGCGGTTCCGGCACGACGCTGATCGCGGCGGAGAAGTCAGGCCGCGTTGCGCGGCTGATCGAACTCGATCCGAAGTACGTGGACGTGATCGTGCGCCGGTGGGAGGAGTTCACCGGCAAGCAGGCTGTCCGCGAGGCGGCAGACCAGGAGGCGTGCGCCAGTTGAATCCGCGCGCAGGTGCTTTGGCTTCTTCTTCCTCGGCGATGCGCCGCAGCAGTTGCATCGTGGCGAGATCGTGGGGCGCGGCACACATCACGCGCACGGCCTGTTCGATGGAGACGTCCGGACGCCGGTTGGCGATCAGCCAACGCAGCGCCTGTTCGCGTTCGGCGGCGAGGGTTTTCATCAGGCAGCTTCTTGTTCTTCGATGATGCCGCAATGGATCACGTAGCCCGTGAGGTAAGGCAGGCCGCGCGGGATGCCGTAGTCCTTGCTGGTCTGGCGACCAATCGTCCAGCCCATCCACTTGGTGGTGGCGGCGTCGATGGCGTCCTTCATGCTCTTGCCGTCAAAGAGGCCGTTGTGGACTTCGTCTGCGAAGTGGCGGCCAAAGCGGCTGTCGAGAAAGGCGCGGACGGTGTCGAGGTCTTCGCCCGTGGCGTTGGCGACGGCGATCATGGCCAGAGGCCACGCGATGCAGGCGTGTCCGCCCATCGTGCCCCAGAAGCCCCAGCCTTCGTTGCGGGTGACGGGGATGTTGGTGTTGGTCATGGTGGTTTTCCTTTCGGGTTGATCGTTGCGACACCCGTAGTAACGCGCTGTCCGATGGAGAAGCCAAGCTGTTCCTGGCTTCTTTCTCGATCAATTTCGATCACCCGAGACGGGCCACGTAGCGGGCGTAATCACCGCCCTCCGGGTTGATGTACAGGTAGGGGCGGCCGGGCGCTGTGACCTCGACGCAGAGGAAGCCATCGCCGGTTCCGCCGCCCTTGCCGCGCAGCCAGTCGCGCGACACCAGCAGCCTGCGCGCGAAGGCGTCGAATTCGGCGGCGGTGAGTTCCTTGGTTTCGGTGACGTAGACCTTGTGCTGATCGCTTCCGCCCAGTTCGTTGAGGTCGGCAGGCTTGCGGGCGAATGGCAGGCGGACGCTCAACTCTTCGACTTGCAGGGCGGCGTCGCCAAACTGCAAGGTGCGCTGGCTGCGCTCGATGGTGATGGTCATGGTGGTCATGGCGGTTTTCCTTGTGTGGTGTCGTCAATCACGACACCAGCATGAACGCGCTGTTCAAGCAGGAAGCCAAGCTATTCCTGGCCTCCTGCTCAATGGCGTTCATTGGGCGGCGCGGGCGCGCATCAGCTCTGCCTGCGCGGTGGCGATGATGTCCAGACGCACGTTGTTCGGGACGTAGGTGGCAAGGTGCCCGAGCGCCCAGTTGAGCACGTTGGCCTTGTCCTTGATGTCCTCCGCATCCTCGTAGCGGGTGATGTAGCGATCAAGTTCGGCCAGTGCGCGCTCCAGCGTGGCGCGGGCGTTGGACAGTGCATCGTGGCCGCTGCGGGTGGCGTATTCGATCTCGTAATCGGCGTGGGATTTCATGGCGTGTTCTCCTCGGGGTGGTTGCTTGCGACACCCACATGAAGGCGCTGGTGGCGAGAGAAGCCAAGCTATTTCCGGCCTCTCTCGCCATCTTTTCAGGCGATGCGGTAGACCCGTTCGCCGCCCTGGTGCTTGTTCGACGTGATGGTCAGGCCGAGTTTTTTCTTGAAGGCTCCGGCGAAGGTGCCGCGCACCGTGTGCGCCTGCCAGCCGGTCGCGGTGCAGATCTGGCCGATGGTCGCGCCCTCGGGGCGTTGCAGCATCCGGATCACTTCGGCCTGCTTGCTGTTGTCGCGGGTGCGGGGTTTGGCCTGTGCCGTTGCGGCGTTCTTGGCCCACTCGGCCTCACACGCGGCCACGTCGGCCTCCAACTCGGCGTCGGTGGTCTGCGGTGCTGCGGTGGCGTCGGGCGCGTCCTGCGCCGCTTCGGCGTTGGCAATGATCGCGTCGAGGTTGGCCTCAAATTTGGAGACGCGCGTGGCGCTGACGTGCGGGCGCTTCATGCCCAAGGCGTCGTAGCCTTCTGCTGCGACACACCAGCCCTCGCCATCGGGCGTGATCAGGGCGCGGTTGAACAGGCCGTCGAGCACCTTCTTGCGCGCGCCGCCTTTGATGTTGTCGGGGAACCATTCGATCTTGCCCGCGCTGGTGTTGATGGCCTTGGCGAGGATGGCGTGCTGGGTCGGGGTGAGTTGGGTGGTGATCATTTGCTGTGCCTTCGGGGTGGTGGATGACGATGTGATGAACGCGCTGTTCGGCAGTGAAGCCAAGCGCCTTCTGCTTGGCTTCGTTGCTTTCCGATCAGCTCTTGGCGATTTCTGCTTCCGTTGGCTCCGGCAAGGAGATGCCGACCTCGATGCCCGCCTTGAAGGCCGCTTCCAGCGCGTCCCGGATGCACCACACCGCCGTGTCGTGGAAGTCCAGGCTGTCGGCGTGGCGGGTTTCCAGGGTGTCGAGGCCCAGGTGCTTGCGGGCGATCAGGCTGAGGATGGTGTCGATCTGGCTCATGGCGTGTTCCTTTCGGGATGTGGTTGGCGTGACGTGATGAACGCGCTGTTCTCGATGGAAGCCAAGCTCAATCCGCAGGAATGACGAACAAATGATTGAAGGTGACGATGGGACTCTCGATTCGCGCCTACGCGCGCCACCGTGGCGTGTCGCACGTGGCCGTGAAGAAGGCCATCGACACCGGGCGGATCACCGCACTGCCGGACGGCACGATTGATCCGTATGCGGCGGACGCGCAGTGGGCACAGAACACATTGCAGCCACGCCGGGCCGTCGAACCGGCGAAGGCCAGCCAGCCGAAGACGCGGCCCGCCACAGTAGGCGTACCGCCGCAACGCGATGCACCCGAACCCGGCACGCCGCCGTTGTCAGCGGGTGGCACGTCGCTGTTGCAGGCGCGCACCGTCAACGAAGTGCTCAAGGCCCAGCTCAACAAGGTGGAGCTGGCGCACCGCAAGAAGGAACTGGTGGATCGGGCGCAGGCCGTGGCCCACGTTTTCAAGCTGGCGCGCATCGAGCGCGATGCGTGGCTCAACTGGCCCGCGCGCATCTCGGGGCAGATGGCCTCTGCGCTTGGCGTTGACGCGCACCAGATGCACGTCGCCCTGGAAGCTGCCGTGCGTGAGCACTTGATTGAGTTGGGCGAACTGCGCCCGCGCGTGGATTGATGATGGACGATTACGAAGGCGCACAGGAGATCGAACGCGCGTGGCGCGATGGCCTGACGCCCGATCCCCTGCTCACAGTTTCGGAGTGGTCGGATCGGCACCGGATGCTTTCCAGCAAGGCGTCCGCCGAACCGGGCCGCTGGCGAACCGCCCGCACGCCGTACCTGAAGGCGATCATGGATTGCCTGTCACCGACCTCGCCAGTCGAACGCGTGGTGTTCATGAAGGCCGCGCAGCTCGGCGCGACCGAGATGGGGTCGAACTGGATCGGCTACGTCATCCACCACGCGCCGGGGCCGATGATGGCGGTGTGGCCGACGGTGGAAATGGCCAAGCGCAATTCGAAACAGCGGATCGACCCGCTGATCGAGGAGTCGGCGGCGCTGGCGGAATTGATCGCTCCGGCACGCTCGCGCGATTCGGGCAACACGATTCTGGCGAAGGAGTTTCGTGGCGGCGTGCTGGTGATGACGGGCGCGAACAGCGCCGTCGGCCTGCGCTCGATGCCGGTGCGCTATCTGTTCCTCGACGAGGTGGATGGCTACCCGCTGGACGTCGAAGGCGAAGGCGATGCGATTTCGCTGGCTGAGGCGCGCACGCGCACCTTTGCGCGCCGGAAGATTTTCATCGTGTCGACGCCGACGATTTCGGGCGCGTCGGCCATCGAGCGCGAGTACGAGGCCAGCGACCAGCGTCGCTACTTCGTTCCGTGCCCGCATTGCTCGCACCGGCAATGGCTGCGCTTCGAGCAGCTGCGCTGGGACAAGGGCCAACCGGAAACGGCGGCCTACGTCTGCGAGGCCTGCGACACCGCGATTGCCGAACACCACAAGACGTGGATGCTGGAGCATGGGCAGTGGCAGGCGATGGCCGAGGGCAAGACGGCAGGCTTTCACCTGTCGTCGCTGTACAGCCCGGTGGGCTGGCGCGCGTGGCGCGACATTGCCGCCGCGTGGGAAGCCGCCGTCAACAAGGAGTCAGGATCGGCAGCCGCGATCAAGACCTTCAAGAACACCGAACTGGGCGAGACGTGGGTCGAGGAAGGCGAAGCGCCCGACTGGCAACGGCTGGTCGAGCGCCGCGAGGACTATCGCATCGGCAGCGTGCCACTGGGCGGCCTGCTGCTGGTGGGCGCAGCCGACGTGCAGAAGGATCGGATCGAAGCCTCGGTCTGGGCCTTCGGGCGTGGCAAGGAATCGTGGCTCATCGAGCACCGCGTGATGATGGGTGACACCGCCCGCGACACGGTGTGGAAACACCTCGCGGAAATGCTCGCCGAATCCTGGACACACGAATCCGGTGTTGCGATGCCGCTGGCACGCTTTGCGCTGGACACCGGCTTTGCCACGCAGGAAGCCTACGCGTTCGTGCGGGCCTGCCACGATCCGCGCGTGATGGCGGTCAAGGGTGTGGCGCGAGGCGCGGCGCTGATCGGCACGCCGACCGCCATCGATGTCTCGCAGGGCGGCAAGAAGCTGCGCCGGGGCATCAAGGTGTACTCGGTGGCGGGCGGCATCGCCAAACTGGAGTTCTACAACAACCTGCGCAAGAGCGCGGATGTTGGCGAGGACGGACTGACCCCGGTGTTTCCTGCCGGGTTCGTCCACCTGCCCAAGATCGACGCGGAGTTCATCCAGCAACTCTGCGCCGAGCAGTTGATCACCCGCCGCGACCGCAACGGCTTCCCCGTCCGCGAATGGCAAAAGATGCGCGAACGCAACGAGGCACTGGACTGCTACGTCTACGCCCGCGCCGCCGCTTCCAGCGCAGGACTGGATCGCTTCGAGGAACGCCACTGGCGGGATCTGGAACGACAACTGGGGATGGCCAGTCCGCCACCCCCTGAAACTACAACCGAATCGATCAACGAGGCCACCCAACGAGGTGGCCTCGCTGTTTCTGGAACCCGCAACCCCGGTCGGCGCGTGATCAAAAGCCGCTGGCTGTCCTGACATCCCAAGGAGAAAACATGAGTCTTGCTACCCGTATCGAAAGTCTGGTCATCCGCGTCGCGCAGGAATTCAACGACGTGCGCGCCAAGACAGGCAACCTCGCCAACCTCACCACCACCGACAAATCGAATCTGGTCGCCGCCATCAATGAGCTGAAGGCGGCCGTGGTGTCGTCCTCGGAAATCGACGACGCCAACATCGCCATTTCCAGCACCTATTCGTCCAGCAAGATCGTCACGCTGCTGGATGCGCTCAAGTCGGAAATCCTGGGCGGTGCCGATGCGGCCTACGACACGCTGCTGGAAATCCAGCAACTGCTGCAAAACGGCACCACGGGTCTGGATGCGCTGCTCGCCGCCGTCAACAACCGCGTGCGCTTCGATGCCGCGCAAACCCTCTCGGCACCCGAGCAGGCGCAGGCGCGCAGCAACATCGGCGCGGTGGCGGCCAGTGATGTGGGCGACACCGACACCGATTTCGTCGCCGTTTTTGAAGGCGCGCTGGTCTGATGAGCCTCGCATCGCGCATCACGGTGCTGGCCAGCCGTGTCGGCCTGGAGGTTAAGACCAAGATCGACGCCACCCATCCCGGCTTGGCCCGGGCGTGGGTGTGCTTCGGCTACGTCGGCAGCCAGATCGTCGTGCGCTCCTCGCACAACGTGGCCAGCGTCACCCGCCTTGGCACCGGGCGCTACCGCGTGACCTTCGTCAATGCGATGGCCGATGCCGATTACTGCTGGGTGGCTTCCGTGGTCAAGAACCCAACCATTCTGGGTTTGCAGCGTGTGGCCCTGGTGCGAGCCAGTGGTGACACCAAAACCGCGCAGCAACTCGATGTCAGTTGTGCGTCCTCCACGTTGGCGACCGACGCCGACGAAATCAATCTCACGGTGTATCGCTGATGGCTTACACACAAGCACACCTCGACGCGCTGGAACTGGCGCTGGTCAAGGGCGAAAAGCGCGTGACCTTCGGCGACAAGACCGTCGAGTACCGCAGTGTCGATGAACTCATGGCCGCCATCGCCGCCGTCAAGCGCGACCTCTTCGAGCAGGCCGTGGACACCGGCCTGTGGCCCGGTGCGCCGCGCCAGATCCGGGTCACCACGGGCAAGGGGTTCTGAGCATGCAATGGTTTGACCGAATGCGCAGACGTGTCGGCATCAGCCTGCTGAGTGGCACGCCGTTTTACGACGGCATCGGCGGTGGCCGCCGCGCGCTGGCGTGGCAGGTCGGCAACCCCGGTGCGGTCGCGGCGCTGGCCTATACGCAGAACGAACTGCGCGCCAAGAGCCGCGATCTGGTACGGCGCAATGCGTGGGCAGCGGCAGGCGTCGAGGCCTTCGTCTCGAACGCCATTGGTACCGGCATCAAGCCGCAGTCGATGGTGGCGGACAACGCGCTGCGCGAAGCCATCCACAGCCTGTGGTGGGACTGGTGCGAGGACGCCGATGCGGCAGGACTGACCGATTTCTACGGCCTGCAGGCCTTGGCCTGTCGCGCCATGCTCGAAGGCGGCGAGTGTCTGGTGCGGCTGCGCTACCGCCGTCCCGAGGATGGTTTGGCGGTCGGCCTGCAATTGCAGTTGCTCGAACCCGAACACCTGCCAGCTACGCTGAACACCGAACGACCCGGCGGCAACGTGATCCGCGCGGGCATCGAATTCGACAAGCTCGGTCGGCGCGTGGCCTACCACCTGTACAACGCGCACCCGGGCGACGGTTCGCTGGCCCCGATGTCTGGCAATGGCGGAACCGGCAGCAGCATCGACACGGTGCGCGTGCCTGCCGCCGAAATCGTCCACCTGTTCCGACCCCTGCGCCCCGGCCAGATCCGGGGCGAACCGTGGCTGGCCCGGGCGCTGGTCAAGCTCAACGAACTCGACCAGTACGACGACGCCGAGCTGGTGCGCAAGAAGACGGCGGCGATGTTCGCGGGCTTCATCACGCGCCTCTCGCCCGAGGACAACCTGATGGGCGAAGGACTGCCGGATGCCAATGGCGCGGCGATGGCCGGGCTGGAACCGGGCACGATGCAGATTCTGGAGCCCGGCGAAGATGTGAAGTTTAGCCAGCCTGCCGATGTGGGTGCGAGCTACGCCGAGTTCCTGCGCATGCAGTTCCGCGCCGTGGCCGCCGCGATGGGCATCACCTACGAGATGCTCACGGGCGATCTGACGCAGGTGAACTACTCGTCGATCCGGGCGGGGCTGCTGGAGTTTCGTCGCCGCTGCGAGGCCATCCAGCACAACGTGATCGTCCATCAACTGTGCCGCCCGATCTGGCGGGCGTGGATGGAGCAGGCCGCGCTGGAAGGCGCATTGCCGCTGACCGACTTCAGTCAAAAACGCCGCGACTACTTGGCGGCCAAATGGATTCCACAGGGTTGGCAGTGGGTCGATCCGAAGAAGGAATTCGACGCGATGCTGATCGCCATTCGTGCCGGACTGTTGTCGCGCTCGGAAGCCATCTCGGCCTTCGGCTACGACGCCGAGGACATCGACCGCGAGATCGCCGCCGACAACCAGCGGGCCGACGAACTGGGTCTGGTCTTCGACTCCGACCCGCGCCACGACAAGCCGCCTTTTGCTGCCGTAGCCCCGGTGCCGCCGCAGCCTGACCTACAGGACAACTGACATGCCCCTCATCCATCTGGCGTCCCGCATCATCGGGACGCCGCTGCTCATTGCACGCCCCAAACTCGACGTGATCCTCTCCGTGCTGGGTTCACGCATCGGCTTGCCCGACCGGGACATGGCCTTTCCCATCCCCGAGCCCAAGCAGGCCCGGGCGTTTGCGCAGTCGGGCATCGCCGTCATTCCGGTGTTCGGCACCTTGGTCAAACGCTCGCTGGGCCTCGATGCCGCTTCGGGCCTGATGGCCTATGACGAACTGGAATCCCGGCTGGAAACCGCGCTGGCCGATCCGCAGGTGACGGGCATCCTGCTTGATCTGGATTCTCCCGGCGGCGAAGCGGGCGGCGTGTTCGAGTTGGCCGAGCGCATCCGTGCCGCCAGCCGGATCAAGCCGATCTGGGCGCACGCCAACGATGCCGCGTATTCGGCGGCCTACGCCATTGCCGCCGCCTGCCAGCGTTTGACGCTGTCCCAAACCGCCGGTGTGGGCTCCGTCGGCGTGATCGCGCTGCACGTCGATCAGGCCGTCAAGGATGCCAAGGACGGGCTGCACTACAGCGCTGTTTTTGCCGGTGGCCACAAGAACGATCTCTCGCCGCACGAACCCCTGAGCCCGCAGGCGGCGGGCGCGCTGCAAAGCGAAGTCGACCGGCTCTACGGGATTTTCACGACACAGGTTGCCGCGATGCGCCAACTGGATGTGGATGCCGTGCGCGCCACCGAAGCTGCCGTGTTTTTCGGCGAGAACGCAGTGGTCGCAGGGCTGGCCGACGCGGTGCTGCCCTTCGATCAGGTGCTGGCCGAATTTGCCGAGGCGTTGGCTGCCCAGCGTCCGCAGGCCACACCACAAGCCCGGTCGTCTGCCTTACCGCGCGCTTCGCCTCCCGCGCTTCACCACGCCCCTCGACCCACCTCTTTCACTTTGGAGAACACCATGACCGAACACCCGGACGAACACGTCGCCCTCGACGATCTTCACGATCCGCACGATCCGCACGATCCGCACGATCCGACAGACCCCGCCCAGCAAACCGATCAGCCGCAAGACGAAGGCGATCCGCAACCGACACCTGTCGCCAGCGCCGCACTGGCGCAGTCCTTCGCCAGCGGGCGTGTTCAGGCACAGGCCATTGCCGAGATGTGCCTGATCGCGGGCCAGTCGCAACGCACGGCGGAATTCTTCGCCGCAGGATTTTCCGAAGCGCAGGTGCGCCGGGCCTTGCTCGATGCTCGTGCCGACCAGCCCGAAATCGCCTCGCGCATTACCGCCGAGACCGGCACCAGCCAGCGCCCGGAAAACAGTCCCGTGGTCGCTGCCGTCAAGAAACTCACCGCCAAGGAGTAAGCCATGACCGCCATTGCACAACCGCAGACGCTGGGTGACCTGCTCAAGTACGAAGCGCCGAATCTCTACTCGCGCGAAACCGATACCGTCGCCGCCGGGCAAAAGCTCGCTCTGGGCACCGTAGTCGGACGCGACACCACCAGCAGCAAACTCAAGTCCTTCGACCCGGACGCCACCGACGGCAGCGAAATCGCCATCGGCGTCCTGGCAGGCGATGTGGATGCCACGCTGATCGACCGCGACGACGCGCTGGTGATCGCGCGCCACGCCATCGTCGCGCGCGGCGCACTGGTCTGGCCGACCGGCATCAGCGCCGCGCAGAAAGCTGCCGCCATCGCCCAGCTGACCTTCTTGGGCGTGCTGGTGCGCGACAGCGCCTGACCCCGTCCTGATACGCCGTTTCACTCCCCCGAAAACCCGCCGCTGGCGGGTTTCGTCATTCTTGGAGATCCCAAATGCAGAACCCCTTTGAAAACCCCGGCTTCTCGATGGCCAGCCTCACCGCCGCCATCAACCTGCTGCCCAACCGTTACGGGCGGCTGGAGCAACTGAACCTGTTTCCGGCCAAGCCGGTGCGCACCCGGCAGATCATCGTCGAGGAGTTCGCCGGTCGCTTGAACCTCTTGCCCACCCGTACGCCCGGTTCGCCCGGTACGGTCGGTGAACGGGGCCAGCGCAAGCTGCGCTCCTTCGTGATCCCACACATCCCGCACGACGACGTGGTGCTGCCCGAAGAGGTGCAAGGCCTGCGCGCCTTCGGCTCAGAAACCGAAATGGAAGCCATCGGCGGTGTCATGGCCCGTCATCTGGAGACGATGCGCAACAAGCATGCGATCACCCTGGAGCACCTGCGCATGGGCGCGCTCAAGGGCGAGATTCTCGACGCCGACGGCAGCACGCTGGTCGATCTGTTCGACGAGTTCGACATCACGGCGCAGAGCGTGCCGTTCGAGTTTTCCACCGCCACCGACAACGGCCAGCTCAAGGGCGCATGTCTCGAACTGCTGGGTCTGATGGAAGATGGTCTGGCGGGCGAGTTCTCCACGGGCCTTCACGTGCTGTGCTCGCCGGAATTCTTCCGCGCACTGACCACCCACAAGGAGGTCAAGACCGCTTACCAGAACTGGCAGCAGGGCGCGGTGCTGATCAACGATATGCGCTCGGGCTTCAGCTACAGCGGCATCACCTTCGAGGAGTACCGTGGCCAAGCCTCCTTCGTGCAGGCCGACGGCACACTGGGTGGGCGCCGCTTCATTGCTGCCGGGGAAGCCCATGCCTTCCCGGTTGGCACGGTGGACACCTTCGCAACGTACTTCGCGCCTGCTGACTTCAACGAAACGGTGAACACCCTCGGCCAGCCGCTGTACGCCAAGCAGGAGCCGCGCAAGTTCGACCGGGGCACCGATCTGCACACGCAATCGAACCCGCTGCCGATGTGCCACCGCCCGGGCGTGCTCATCAAGCTGACGTCGGCCTGATCCGACCGTGGACGTCGTCATGCTGTACGAAGCGGCGCGCAATGCCGGACTGCTGACGCCGGTGTTCTTCGCCGGTGTCACCGTGCATTGCGCCTTCCGCGCGCCGGACGAAACCGTGCTCGATGGCTTCGCGCTGTCGCGGGACTACCAGATCGACTACCCGGCTGCGTGGCTCACGCTGGCTGTCGGGGACACGGTCGAGGTGGCAGGCAACAGCTATCAGGTGCGCGACGTGCGCGCCATCGGCGACGGCACCGAGCGTCGCGCCTCGCTCTCCCAACTCTGAGGTTACCGATATGAACTCTGTCCGCGAGCGCGTCTTGCGGGAGGCCGTCGCGCGCCTGTCATCTGCGATTGCACCGATCCCGGTGCTGCGGATGCCTGCCGTGCCGGTCGCCCGCGAGGCCAGTCCGGCCCTGCTGCTGTTCGTCGATGGCGACAGCATCACCGCCCACGCCAACCACCTCGTCGACCGGCTGCTGATCGTCCGGCTTGCCGTGGTGGCACGCGGCGCGGATGCCTTCGACGTGGCCGATCAGGCGCTGGTCGCGGCCCACGCAGCCTTGCTGGCCGACCCGAATCTGGGCGGCCTTGCCATCGCCGTGCGCGAGATCGACTGCGAATGGGAGTTCGACGACGCCGATGCCGGAGCCGTTGCGCTGCCTGCCCGTTACGAAATCCGCTACCGCACCCACGCCATCGACCTTACCCAAACAGGATGAACCCCCAATGCACATCGAACTGCTCAAACCCCACACCCACGCAGGCCAGCGCCGCGAGGTGGATGAACGCCTCGACCTTGCTGATGCCAGCGCCCGCTGGCTGATCGCGCAGGGCGTGGCCAAGGCGGCGACGCCTGCCACCGACCTCAAACCCAGCCGCCGTGAGGCCACGTCCGGCACCGCCAACATTTCCCAAGGAGACTGAACATGGCTTATTTCTCTGGACAAGGCCGCGTCTACATCGGCGCGCGCGATGACCTCGGCAACCCGGCAGGCCTCACCTTCGTCGGCAACGTGCCCGAGCTGAAGGTGTCGCTGTCGGTGGACACCATCGAGCATCAGGAAGCGCAGTCGGGCCAGCGTCTGACCGACCTGCAACTCATCAAGACCAAAAAAGGCGAATTCGCCTGCACGCTGGAAGAACTGATCGCCACCAACTTGGCGCTGGCGCTCTACGGCACCACGACCACGATCACTCCCGGCACCGTCACCGGCGAGCTGCTGCCCAACCCGGTCACGCCCGGCAGCCTCTACCCGCTGGCGATGCAGAACGTGTCCACAGTGCAGGTGCAGGACTCGGACGCCACGCCCAACACCCTCCCGGCCAGCCAGTACAGCGTCAATGCCAAGCACGGCTCGCTGGTGATTCTGGATGCCACCACCGGCGGCCCCTACACCGAACCGTTCACCGTCGATTACGCCTATGGCGCAGCCCAGAGCACGGCAATGTTTACCCAGCCGCTGCCCGAGCGCTGGATTCGCTTCGAGGGACTCAACACTGCCGACGGCAACCGCGAGGTGGTGATCGACCTCTACCGCGTGGCCATCAACCCGGCCAAGGAACTCTCGATCATCACCGACGAACTGCTCAAATTCGAGCTGTCGGGCCAAGTGCTCGCCGATCTGACCAAGCCGGTCGGCGGTGATCTCGGTCAGTTCGGTCGTCTGGTGCTGCTGTGAGGGATGACGCGATGGATGACTTCAAAACCTTTCCACTGGCACCGGTGGTCGTGACGCTCTCCGGTACCGCGCTGGAGCTGACGCCGATCCGGCTGGGCGAATTGCCACGGCTGCTGGCCGTGGTGCGCCCGCTGGCCGAAGACATCGGCACCGACCCGGACTGGATGGCGCTGCTGGGTCGGCACGGTGACGCCGTGCTCGATCTGCTGGCCATCACCACGCGGCGCGAACGTGCATGGGTCAACGACCTGTCGTTGGAGGATGCGGTGCAACTGGTCGCTGCCGTGTTCGAGGTGAATGCGGATTTTTTCGTGGCGCAGGTCGTGCCGAGCATTCAGGGCGCAGCCGAGCGACTCGCGCCGACGCTGCGCACACTGACGAACGCGGTTGGCAGTCCTCCTGGGATAGCGCCGTCGCCCGCCTGATCCGCAGCGGCCACCGTCACCCGGACATCCTCGGGTACACGTTGTGTCAGGTGAATGCCTTTCTGGCTGCCGATAGCCGTCTCGAATTCGAGCGCCTCACCACCCACTTGGCGGTCATGACCGCCGCCGCCCAGGGTAGCCGCGAGGGCATCCGCCAGCTCCAGGCCGAACTCCAGCAAGGAATGCGTGATGAAGATTGATCTGGTTGCTGAGGGCTTGCTGGATCGGCGGCGCTTCAACGTCTGGCAAGCCGATACCCACAAGGCCATCCACGCCGCTGTTGCCCGTGCAATGCGCGACAGCGGCAAAGACATGGCCGCACAAGTACGCGGCGAGATGCGCACCAGCTTCCGCGCCGCCAGCCCCAAGTTCCTGCGCTCGATGCACGCCAAGGTGTTCGACCGCAAAGCCAATGCGTTTCCGGCCCTTTACCTCGGCTCGAAGGTGCCGTGGCTGGGGCTTCATGAGCGCGGCGGAACGATTCAGGGACGGATGCTGATCCCGCTGTTGCCGCAACACCAACGCATCGGGCGCAAGGCCTTCGCCCGGGTCATCGATGCGCTGATGCGATCCGGCAACGCGTGGTTCATCGAGAAAAACGGCCAGAAGATTTTGATGGCCGAGAACATCAGCGAGAACGCCCGCCCGCTGGCCCGGTTTCGTCGTGCCGAGCGCGAGCGCAGTGGCGCGAAACGCCTTCGGCGTGGACAGGAGATTCCCATTGCCGTGCTGGTGCAGCGCGTGATCCTGAAAAAACGCTTCGACCTCAACCGTGCGGTGCGAGTCGAGATTCCCCGCCTGACGGCGGCCATCCGCAAGGCAATGTCCAAGGTTTGAGATGAAACAGCCCCCACGCTCACTGCGTTCGTTGTCCCCCGAGGGGGCACAGTCCTCCTTTGGGGCGGCCCGACAGGAGGCCTGACATGGCGAACAACCGCGCCCAGATCCTCATCACCGCCGTCGATCAGACGCGTCGGGCCTTCCAGTCAATCAATGGCAGTCTGACGCAACTGCGCGACCAGGCCGGTCAGGTCGGTGCCGTCCTGTCTCGTATTGGTGGAGCCATCGGCATCGGACTGGGTGTGCGCGAACTGGTGGCGGTCGCGGATCAGTACAAGAACCTGCAGGCCCGCCTCAAGCTCGCCGTCACCTCCCAAGAGGAATTCAACCGCGCCGACGCGGCCCTCTTTGACATCGCCCAGCGCAACCGCGCACCACTGGCGGAAACCATCACGCTTTATGCGCGGTTAGCGCCATCGGTGCAGGCACTGGGGCGTTCGCAGGCGGATGTGCTGGCGGCCACCGATGCCATCGGGCAGGCGGTGTCGCTCTCCGGCGCATCCAGCGAGGCGGCAGCAGGCGCACTGATGCAGCTCGGGCAGGCCTTCGCCTCGGGGCACCTGCGCGGTGAGGAATTCAATTCCGTCGTCGAGCAGACGCCGCGACTGGCGCAGGCCATCGCCGACGGAATGGGTGTGCCGCTGGGCTCGCTGCGGGCACTGGCGCAGGAAGGCAAGATCACCTCGGCGGCAGTGCTCGATGCTTTGCTCAATCAGCGCGAACGTCTCACCGAGGAATATGCGAGCCTGCCCGATACGGTCGCGGGCGCGTTCACTCGCCTGAAGAACGCCTTCCAGCGCGCTTTCGGCGAGCGCGATGCCAGTTCCGGCCTGACGACAGGCCTCGCGCAAGCCATCCAGCTCGTCGCCAAGCATCTGGAACTGCTGATCAATCTGGCGGGCGTCGTACTGGTCGCTGCCTTTGGCCGGATGGCGGGTGCCTTCGCTACCAGCATCGCCGCTGCGCGTGCAGAAGCAGCGGCGCGACTGGCCAACCTGCGCACCCTCCAAGCCGAGGCGCTGGCACGGGTGCGCGTGGCCGATACCGCCTTGGCGCAGGCGCGGGCGCAAGGCCTCGCCACCAGCACGCTGGTCGCCGACGCGGCGAAGGCCCGACTGCAAGCGACCGCCGCCAGTAGCGCCGTGACGCAGGCTGTTGCGTCCACCACGCTGCTGGGGCGGGCGGCAGGGTTGTTGCGCGGGGCGCTGGCATTGCTGGGCGGCCCCATCGGCCTCATCGTCACCACGGTGACGCTGCTGGCGGGGGCACTCTATTCGGCACGCAATGCCGTGGTCGAGTTCGGCGGCAAGAGCGCGTCGATCAAACAGATCGCCGTCGCCATCTGGGAACTGGTGGTCGAGAAAGTTCTTGCGGTCGTCGACGCCCTTGGGCAACTGGTCGGTGTCAACGATCTTTCCTGGGCCCGCGTGCGCGAGGTGATGGTCAGCGCGCTCACCACCATCGGCACAGCAATCCGCTCGATGGTCAATGGCATCATCGGCGCGTTCAACGCGGTCGGCAGTGTCGTGGGCATCACGGCAGCCTTCCTCGTCGAACGCTTCCGCAATGCCTTCTCCGACATTGGGGCACTGGCACAGGCCTTGGGCCAGGACGTAGCCGCCGCGTTCAGCGGTGATTTCTCCATGTCATCGCTACGCACCGTCCTCGGTCGCCGACTCGAGGAGATGCATGACTTTGGCGAGGCGCTCGCAGACACCGTGCGCGACGCGGTGACGCGCGACTACGTCGGGGAAGCCGCTCAGGCCATCGCTGGCCGCATCCGGGCTGAGCAAGAGCAGCCGGGCGTATTCGGTCGCGCACAACCGCCGACGCCACTCGCTCCCGGCAAGAGCGCGCAGGCCGACAAACTGGCCCTGGTACGGGCGCAGGCCGAGGCGGAATTCAAGCTCCTCAAGGACGCATTGGAGCGTCAATCGCGGGTGCTGGATGCCGCTCTCGAAGATCGGTTGATCTCGCTGAAGGATTACTACGCCGCCAAGACGCGGATCGAGCAGCAGGAGATTGACGCGGAAATCCGCCGCGTGCAGGCATCGCTCGCGGAACAGCAACGGCTGGTCAATACGGGCAAGGATGAATCCGCCCGCCTCAAGGCGAAGGCCGAGGTCGCCAAGGCCGAAGCCGAGCTGATCGTCCTCAACAACCGGCGCAGCGACATCGAGCAGGCCAATGCCCGCGCGGCGGCGCAGGCCGAACGCGAACTGGCGGATGCGTTGGCGCAGGCGCGCGAGGAACTGGCGCAGATCACCGGCACCGCCACCGATGCCGACCGGCAGGCGGCGATTGCGCGCAGCTACCGCGATCTGCGCGCACGCCTTGCCGCTGAAAGTGATGCCGATGGCGTGTCGCTGGTGGATAGGCTGATCGACGTCAAAGCCGCGCAAGCCAATCTGGCAGCGCTCGAAGTCCAGTGGCAGCAAGTCACCGAACGCCTGCGCAATGCGCAGGAAGCCATCGGCATCCAGCAGCAGGCGGGATTGCTGACCGAAGCGCAGGCGCGCCAGCAGATCGTCGCCTTGCAGCAGCAATCGGCCAGTGAGATGGAACGTCTGCTGCCGACCATGCAGCAGGCTGCGCAGGCCATCGGCCCGGACGCGGTGATCCGTGTGCAGGCGTGGCGCAACGAACTGGAGCGCACCCGGCTCACCGTCGATGAACTGGCTCCGCTGTGGAACCGCATCGGCGAGAGTTTCGGCTCGGCACTCAACGGCATGATCACCGGCGCGCAGACCTGGCGCAGTGCCTTGGCGAGCATCTTCCAGCAGGTGGCCGACGCCTTCCTGCAACAGATCGTGATCCAACCTTTCCAGCAGTGGATGGCGATGCAGGTGCGGATGCTGGCGATGAAGCTCGGCTTCATCCAGCAGGAACAAACCGCCGACGTGGCCGCCAGCGCCGCCAAGGTGGCCCAGAAAACCACTGAAACCACCGCCGTGGTGTCGATGGATGCGGCCAAGGCCGGAGCCGGTGCGGCCGCCTCGCAGGCGTCCATTCCCGTCGTCGGCCCGGGGCTGGCCATTGCCGCGATGGTGGCGATGGTCGCGGCGGTGATGGCGCTGTTGGGCGGCATCAAGAAGTTCGCGGGCGGCGGTCTGGTGTCCGGCCCCGGCAACGCCACGTCGGACTCGATTCCGGCACGGCTGTCAGCAGGCGAATACGTGGTGCGCGCCGCCGCCGTGCGGCAAGTGGGCGTGGCCTTTCTCGACTCGCTCAACGGCTTGTCGGTCGGGCCACGTTTCCGTGGCGGTGAGCTGGCGTTTGCAGCAGGTGGGTTGGTGCCGGAGGTGAAGGTGCCGCCCGCGCAGCCGCAGATGAATCAGGCGGTGCGCATCGTCAACGCCATTGATCCGGGCGTCACCCATGACCACCTGCAAACGCCTGCCGGAGAGCGGGTCATCGTCAACATCATCGGGCGCAACGCGCGGGCCATCCGCTCGGCGCTGAATGGCTGAATCAAGGAGCACTTCACATGGCACTGCTGTTCATCGACGGCTTCGACCACTACGACCCGCAGGCGCTGGACGACTTCGGCGAGCCGTGGCTTGCGCGCGGCAAGGCGGCGTACCTGTCGCCGCAGGCCACCCGCGTGCAGGGGCGGCGTCCGTCATCCTTTGCGCTGCGCCTGCCGGAAGGCTCGGGCGGCGGCTACGTCAAGAATCTGGACAGCACCAAGACCAGCCTCATCATCGGCGCGTCGATCCGCGTTGTGCCCTACGAGAACACCTACACCGAGCCTTTGCTACTGGGCGTGCGCGATGCCAACGCGCAGGTCGCGCATCTGGTGAAGGTCGGCGAGGACGGGCGGCTCAAGCTCTACCGCTGGCAGTACGGCTACGAGCAGTTGATCACCACCTCGGTGACCACGGCTCCGGCACGCGGCTGGCACTACATCGAGTTGCAGGTCACGCAAGGCATCAGCAACGGCGTGCTGTCGGTGCGCATCAACGGGGTGCTGGCGATCCAGATGACCGCGCAGAACACGATTCAGGGCGGCGGCCAGTTGCTCACCGCCTTCCTCGGCGCGATTCCCGGCCAGTCCTGCCCGTTGACCCTCGATGTCGATGACTTCTACATCGCAGACACCACCGGCACCATCAACAACACCTTTTTAGGCGACGTGCGCGTCGATGCCTTGCAGGCGCAAGCCGATGGCAGCCTGAACCAGTGGACGGTGACGCCCTCCGGCACTGCTGCGTGGGAAGCGGTCAGCGACGAGGATGAAACCACCAATATCACCGCGCCCAGCGCCGGACTGCGCCAGAGCTTCGATGTCGCGCCGCTGCCGGTGATGGCCACACCAGCGGTGTTCGGCGTGCAACTGACGATGCTCGCGCGCAAGACCGATGCGGGGCTGGGCAAGGTCAAGGCGCTGGTGGTCAGCGGCGCGCAAACCGCTGTCAGCCCCGAGGTGATCCTGCAGGAACAGCAGGCGTGGCAGTGCGCGCTGTTCGAGCGCAATCCGAACGGCAACGTGCAGTGGACGGAGGCCGCCTTCAACGCCGCCGAGTTCGGGATGGAATCGGCATGACGGATCGCCTCATCACCCGGCTGGTGACGGAGACGTCCAGCCAGCCGGTGCCGGGAAGCGAACTGCCGGAGTTTCAAGGCGAGGTGCTGTCGCGCGCTGGTGCAGGCAGTCTGGCCGCTGAACTGGCTGCCGAAACCGCCAGCGCGCCGTGGCCGCCGGATCGTGCCGCGACGTGGCTGGTGGAAACGCTGGCCAAGCCCTGGCCGCCGCTGGTCGGGCCGGTGTTCGTGGTTGAGGTGCTGCGCCGGGACACGGCATCGAGTGCCATCGTCGCCACCGGCATGGATGCCTTTGGCGATGCGCCGTGGCCACAGGCGCAACGCGGCGTGTTTGCCTTCCGCCACGACTGGGCCGAGCCGCTGGTCGAACGGCTGGCGTGGCAGACCAGCGTGACGCGGCTGACCAGCGGCAACGAATCGCGCCAAGCCCGCCGCAAAGTGCCGCGCCGCACCTTGACCTATCAGGTCGGCAACGCGCGCCCGGGCGATGCGCTGGTGGCGGACTGGCTGGCCGACCATCTCGGCCAACGCGCGTGGTGGCCGCTGCCGCAGTACGCCGTGCCGCTGACCGCGCCCGCCGAAGCCGGTGCGCTGGCCCTTGAGGTGCAGGATGCCGACTGGCGATATTTCGTGCCCGTGAGCGCTGATTTGCTGCTTGACTGGAACGGTGTGCAAGGCTGGCAAGGCGACGAAATCTGGGCGCTGCTCATCGCGCCTGACGGCTGGCAGCAGGTGCAGTTGAGTGAGGTCGAGCCGGATATCCTGTGGCTCACCGAACCTTTGGCCCGCCACGCGCCACCGGGCAGCAGCGTGCTGCCACTGGTATGGGGCCGCGCGCTCGATCCTGCCGATCTCACCCAATGGGTGCCGGGCATGGTTGGCGGCAACGTGGTGGCCCAGCTCGAACCGGCACCGCCGCCCGATGCCGATCTGCTCGACGATCCGTGGCTGGACGATCTGCCGGTGTGGCCCGATGGCAACTGGCGCGACGATCCGACCGCAGTGGCCTCGGCCACCATCACCCGGCAGGATTTCTCGCCCGCCGATGCGTGGGTGCGCCGCGACGATCCGTGGGCAACCACGACCTTCCAGCGGCGCTATCTGGCAAGCAGTCTGGACGACATCGAGATCTGGCGCGCGCGCCTGTGGGAAACGCAGGGGCAGCTCAACGCCTTCTGGCTGCCCGATGGCTTGGCTCCAATCCTGTGGGTGACGGCGGATGCCGATCCGGACGACGGTTTCATCCGGGTGCGCGGAGAGGACATCACCGCCTTCTGGCATCGCCCCGCCGCCTGCCTGATCGTGCATCCGGATGGCTATCGACAGTACGCCCTGACGGCCACCTGCCATCTCGATGGCGATGCAGTGCTGGTGCTGCGCTCCGGCATCGACGACTGGGTGCCCGAAGGCAGCCGAATCATTCGCCTTGCCCGCTGCCGCCTCGACCACGACGCCATCGACCTGTACTGGCACAGCCCGACGCTGGTGGAAATCACTCTGACCGCGCGCCAGTTGCCCGAACCACGCGGCAACGACCGCATCACCTACGAGCCTGCCTGACCATGAGCCAGAACCCTTTGCAGGAGGTGGAGCTGTACGCCTTTTCCAGCAACACCGCCCAGTTCTTCCTGACCCCGCACGAATTCGACGTCGATCTCGACGGCAATCGTTATCAGAGTCTTGCCATCGAACGCAACGAACTGGCGCTGGGTGCCGAGGCGGCCAAGTCGGCGCTGGAACTGAAGCTGCCACCGAACAGCGAACTGGTGCGGCATCTGCTGGCCACCACGCTGACCGGCGAAACCACCGCCGTCACCTTGCGCATCGGTCAGCGTGATAGCTGGGGCGACTACTGGTGGTTGTCCGGCACGCGCTGGATGGGCCGCGTGCTGGGGGTGGAAATTGCCGACGATCAGGCACGCATCCGCTGTGAATCGGCGCAGGTCAGCTTGAAGCGCATCGGGCTACGCAGGCTCTACAGCCGCAAGTGTTCGCACGTCCTGTACTCCAGCGCCTGCGGCGCATCGCCGATCACAGGCAGCGCCTTCGTCACCGAGGTCTATGGCCGCAGCGTCGATCTCGACGGCGGCGTGCCGGGCAGCGTCAGCGGCGGTCTGGCCGGTGGCTGGCTGCAAACGCCCGATGGCGCGCGGCACATGATCCTCAGCGACTACGGAAGCGGTGTGGAGTTGCTCTATCCGGTGGTCATCGAACCGGGCACCGAAGTGCTGCTGACGGTCGGCTGCGACCACAGCACGGCCACCTGCGCCGCGCGCTTCAACAACCTCGACAACTACGGCGGCTTTCCCGCCATCCCGAGCAAGAACCCGTTCTCCACCGGCGTGTTCTGACCCTTTTGGAGAAATCGCCATGTGGTACCTCGTCGTCATCGTGGTGGCGGCGCTGGTTTCGGTTGCGCTCGCCCCGAAACCGCCCGAACCCAAACCCGCATCGCTGTCCGACGTCGATGCGCCCACCGCCGAAGAAGGTCGACCGATTCCCGTCGTATTCGGCACCGTGCTGCTGCGCGGGGCCAACGTGGTCTGGTACGGCGATCTGGTCGCCGATCCGATCCGCAAGAAAGGCGGCAAGAAGTGAGCGCGGATGTGACCGTCACCATCGACGACGTGCGCGCCGCTGGCCTGTGCGTGAACGGCACGCGCGTCTGGTTCGCCCGTCACGATCTGGACTTCCGCACCTTTTTGCGCGAGGGCTGCGCGGCTGAAACCTTGCTGGCCACGGGTGACGCGATGGCGTTGCGGGTGGTCGAGCGTGCACACATTCGGTTGGAGCACGACTGATGGGCGGCAGCAGCAAGAAGCAAACCGTCGGCTATCGCTACCGCATGGGCCTGCATCTGGTGCTGTGCCAGGGGCCGGTCGATGCCGTGCAGGAAATTCAGATGGGCGAGCGTACCGCGTGGGGCGATGCCGACCGTGGGCCGCTGTTCAGCGGGCACGGCCTCACCAGCCTGCCCATCAACAAGCCGACACTGTTTGGCGGCGACGAGCGTGAAGGCGGCGTGGTCGGCACCATCGATGTGTTGCCCGGTGGCCCCAGCCAAGGACGCAACGATTACCTGATGGCGCGCCTCGGCAGCGCCATCCCGGCGTTCCGGGGCGTGCTGTCGCTGGTGGCGCGGCAAATCCTGTTCGCCGCCAACAACCCCTACATCAAGCCCTGGGCGGTGCGCGTGCGCCGTTTCACGGCGGGCTGGCACGACGCTGCGTGGATGGAGTGGAACGCCGAAGTGCGCGCGTGGAACGACGATCAGGGCCGCGAGGTCAGCGTCGGCATGAACCCGGCGCACATCCTCGTGCAATGCCTGACCGACCCGCATTGGGGCATGGGCTACCCGCAGGACAGCATCGGCTGGAGTTTCTGGAATGTGGCGTGGGCCCTGTCGGATGAGGGCTTCGGGCTGAACCTGATCTGGACGCGCCAGCAACCCATCGAGAGCTTCATCGGGCAAGTCGTCGATCACATCGGCGGCATCCTCTACACCGATCCGGAGCAAGGCACGTTCGAGCTGAAACTGCTGCGCGACGACTACTGGATCGACAGCCTGCCGCAACTGGGGCCGGACGAAATCGTGCGGCTGGAACGCTTCGAGCGTGCCCAGTGGGGCGAGCTGCCCAACGAGCTGACCGTGGTCTACACCGACTGGCAGACCGGCGGCGACACCACCGTCACCGTGGAAAACCTCGCCGCCATCCAGTTGCAGGGCGGCGTGATCAACCAGCGCCGCGACTATCCCGGCGTCAACTACGGGCCGCTGGCCGCACGGCTGGCACTGCGCGATCTGCGCGCCTTGGGCTCGCCCTTGGCGCGGATGAGCCTGACCGTGGCGCGCGACACACTGGAACGTGCGCCGCTGCCGGGCGATGTGTTCCTGCTCAACTGGCCGCGACTGGGCATCGACCAGATGGTGGTGCGCGTGACCGGCATCGACACCGGCACGCTGGGCGCATTGGAGTGGCGCATCGAAGCGATGGAGGACGTGTTCGGGCTGGACAACGTCGTGCTCGCTCCGCCGCCGCCCATCATTGAGGAGCCGACGCTGGAGCCACTGCCGCCCGCACTGGTGCTGGCGGTGGAGATCCCGTACTGGGAACTGGCGCGCAGCTTGTCGCGGGCCGAACTCGATTACCTCACCGACACCGATGCCGCCGTCGGCGCACTGGCCGCCGCCGGTGGCGCGGGGCAACTGAACTGGCAACTCGCCACGGGCACGTCCGCAGGTGACATCGCCAGCATTGCCAGCGAGGACTACGCGCCGCTGCTCACGCTGGATGCGGCTTTGCCCGCCAGCGAAACCGATGCCATCAGCGTGCCTGTGACCGCCATCAGCCAGCCGGAACGACTGGCTGTGGGCGACTACGCCTATCTGGTCGATGCCGGTGGTGACATCCGCGAAGCCGTGGCCGTGCTGGCCTTCGACGCGGCAAACGCGAGCATCGATCTGGCACGCGGGGTGCTCGACACCACGCCACAGGCGCACGTCAGCGGCACGCGACTGATCGGCGTCGGCGAATGGTTGGCCGCCGAAAGCGCGGAGCGTGCGCCGGGTGAATCGGTGTTCGTCGGCGCGATCCCGCGCACCTCCACCGATCAGGGTGATGCGCTGCTGGCCAGCAATGGCCAACCACTGGTGCTGGTTGGCAGGCAAGCCTTGCCGTATCCGCCCGGACGCATTCGCCTCAATGGCCAGGTCGAGCCTGCCGTGGTGGCCGGTGATCTCTCCCTCGCGTGGGCGCACCGCGACCGCACGCAGCAAACCGCCTACCTCGTGCAGCAGGACGCGGGCGACATCGGCCCGGAAGCGGGCGTGAGCTACACGGTTCGCATCCGGGATCGAAACGATGCGCTGGTGCATACCGAAACCGGCATCACCGGCAGCAGTTTTATCTGGGACGTGGCCAGCGCCGCCGATGCCGGTGCGCTGGGTGATCACGTCACGCTGGAAATCGTCGCCGAGCGTGACGGGCTGGAGAGTTGGCAGCCGCAGGTACGCGCCGTGGATCGCGCGGGGTACGGCCTGCGCTGGGGACAGCATTGGGGAGGTGTCTGATGGAACCACGCATTGATGTTCACCTGCTGACGCTGAACGAGCCTGCCGAATGGCGCGAGGCCTGCATCGGCAGCCTCGACGGTGCGCCGATCCAGTTGCACATCACGCTGGGCATCGCGGGCCGCATCGGTGAGGCACGTGCCGCTGGCTACGCGCAGGGCTTCTTGCCGTTGGTGTCCTTCGTCGACCCCGACGATCTCTACGAAGCGAGCGCCTTCACGCAACTGGCCAATGCACTCGACGCCTGCCCACAGGCCATGATGGCCTACACCGACGAGGCATTGATGGATGAAACGGGCCGCGACATCGCGGTTCGGCGTCTGGCCTACAGCCGCTGGCAGCACGCGAACAGCGCCAGCCACGTCCACGGCCTGATCGTGATGCGCCGGTCTGCCGTCGAAGCTGCGCTTGCGGAAACCACCGATCTCAACAACTTCGCCGACTGGCTGCTGACCCTGCTGGTGGCCAAGCGTGGCGGTGTGCTGCACCTGCCCATCGTCGGGCGGCATTGGCGGCAACACCCGCAGCAAAGCCACCGCACTGGCGACCCGGAAGCCGTCCGGCGCATCCGGCAAGCCGCACCCCTCTGGAGATAAGCATGTCATCGACCGACCCGAATCTTGGACTCACCTACGGCTGGACGCTGGGCGAAAGCGGCTGGGACACCGGCATGGACGCCAATTTGAAGCGCTTGGGCGCAACCGTGGGCCTGTCCGTCAAAGACCGCGACCTGACCGTGCCACCGGCCAGCCCGGCCAACGGCGACCGCTACATCGTGCCTGTCGCCGCCACCGGCGCGTGGGCAGGCAAAACCCACCAAATCGCCGTGCGCATCAATGGCGCGTGGGAATACCACCCGCCCAAGGTGGGCTGGCTTTGCTACATCGAGGACGAAGCCACGCTCTCGGCTTTCAAGCCCGCAGGTTGGAGTGCGGGCATCGCCATCTGAACCTCACCGCCGTAACCACCGAACCCGCCCACGAGGCGGGTTCTGCATTTTGGAGACCTGCAATGATTGAAGAAACCAAACCCGAAGACACGCTGCTCCTGCGCCGCGAGGACTTTGAAGACCTGCTCGACCGCGCCGCCGAGCGTGGAGCCGAGCGCTGCCTCGCCCATCTCGGGCTAGAAAACGGCCACGCTGCCAAGGACATCCGCGAGCTGCGCGATCTGCTGGAAGCGTGGCGCGATGCGCGGCGCACCGCGTGGCAGACCGCTGTGAAGGTCATCACCACCGGCGTCTTGGCCGCGCTGCTGGTCGGTGCAGCCATCAAGCTCAAGCTGATGGGAGGTGCGCAATGAACTGCCGCATCTGCCTGCTCGATGACTGGCGGCGCGTGCTGCGCCGCGCCTGGAGCATCCGCTTCTCGTTGCTGGCCGCTGCCTTCACGGCGGCGGAAGTGGTGGTGCCGATCTTCGGTGACGTGTTGCCACGTGGCATGTTCGTGCTGTTGGCCTTCGCCGCCAGCATCGGCGCGACCGTGGCGCGTATCGTGGCCCAGCCGGAGATGCACCGATGATCCGGCCTCCACCATCTCCCACCACGCGGCGCACCGTGGCCGCGCTGACGCTGTCTGCCGCCGCGCTGGTCGGCATCGTGCTGCACGAGGGCTACACCGACCGTGCGGTGATTCCGGTCAAGGGCGACGTGCCGACCATCGGCTTCGGCACCACGACGGATGTGAAGCTGGGCGACACCACCACGCCGCCGAAGGCACTGGCTCGCGCGCTCACCGATGTGCAGCAGTTCGAGGGTGCGCTCAAGCAATGCGTGACCGTGCCGCTGGCCCAGCACGAGTACGACGCGCTGGTGAGTTTTTCCTACAACGTCGGCAGCCGCGCGTTCTGCCAGTCCACGCTGGTGAGGAAACTCAACGCGGAGGACTACGCCGGGGCGTGCGCCGAGCTGCTGCGCTGGCGGTTCTTCCAGGGCAAGGACTGCGCGCTGCCCAACAACGCGCGCTTGTGCGGCGGGCTGGCCACACGGCGGCAGGCCGAGTACCGCCAATGCATCGGTGGAGCGCCATGAGCCTGGTCCCCTGGCCGTACCGCTGGTTGGCGCTCATCCTGCTCGCCGTCGCCTTGATTGGCTTCGGCTGGATCAAGGGCGCGGGCCACGTTCAGGCGCAGTGGGACGCCGCCGTCCAGCAACAAACCCTGCAAGCTGCCGCCGTCCGCGAGCGACAGGCGCAAGCCACCGTCAAGGTCGTCACCGAGTACGTCGACCGTATCCGCGTCGTCCGCGAGAAGGGCGACACCATCATCAAGGAGGTTCCTGTCTATGTGCCCGTACAAGCTGATGCTGCTTGCACTATCAACCGTGGCTTTGTGCGCCTGCACGACGCTGCCGCCGCAGGTGAGTTGCCCGAGCCCGCCCGAGATGCTGATGCGGCCGCCGCAGGCATTGCGCTCTCTGCCGTTGCCGGAACCGTCGCCGCCAACTACCAGACCTGCCACGAGAACGCCGAGCAACTGAGGGCGTTGCAGGTGTGGGTCGGGGAGATGGGGATGGCAAAGCAAACCCATCCACCCACGCCGTGA